TCTGTACAATGCAGGCGACTATGAAGCAATGTTGTTATCTCTACCAGAGGTACAAAGGAGACAATTACTTGAAGGCTCATGGGATATTGCAGAAGGTGCGGCATTTAGCGAGTTTGACCGCAGATACCATACAACTAAAAGTTACAAGATTCCTCATTCTTGGCGCAAGTTTAGAGCATGTGACTATGGTTACTCCTCCCATACTGGTGTATTATGGTTCGCTGTAGACCCAGTAGATGAAACCCTAATAGTGTATAGAGAGCTATACGTAAGTAAAAAGACAGCAAAAGAACTTGCTCACATAATTTTACACTTGGAGGAGGAAGAAACAATTAGCTACGGCGTGTTAGACTCATCATTGTGGCACAAACGAGGAGACACAGGACCAAGCTTAGCAGAGCAGATGATTGTGGAGGGTTGTAGATGGCGCCCCTCAGACAGAAGTAGAGGTAGTAGAGTAGCAGGTAAAAACGAGGTGCACAGGCGACTAAAGGTAGATAAGGAGAAAGAGAGAGCAGGATTAGAGATATTTGATAACTGCACAAACCTTATAGCACAACTACCAACACTGCCTTTGGACAGAAATAATCCAGAGGATGTAAACACAAAAGCAGAAGACCACTTGTATGATGCGTTAAGGTATGGTATAATGTCAAGACCAGTAAGTAGGTCAATATTTGACTACCCCTCCAAAATGCTAGAACCACAGTGGCAACCTGCAGATTCAAGGTTTGGATATTAATATGGCAGAAGAGACACCCTTAGAAGAACTTATGTTTGAGCCTAAATCAGGTTCTGACCAATTAGCTGACTATGTTATGCAAAAGTTTACTGACATAGAAGATAGCAGACGTGATGAAGAAGAACGATGGCTCAACGCATATAGACAATATAGAGGGTTATATGGTCCTGAAACACAGTTTACCGACACAGAAAAATCACAAGTATTTATAAAAGTTACAAAAACAAAAGTGCTCGCTGCATATGGACAGATAACAGATGTTCTATTTGCAGGACAGCGTTTTCCTCTTGGAGTTGATTCTACAAGAATACCAGAGGGTGTAGAAGAGGCAGTAAACTTTGACCCTAAGTCTCCAGAGCAAATGCTTAAAAAAGCACCTAACGTGTTTGGATTTCCCGGTGATGGCAAAGAGTTACCGCCGGGCGCAACACAGGATAGCCTAGAACTAGGCTCACTACAAGAAAAGCTAGAACCTGTAGAGAGTATGCTCAAATCAGGATATGGTAAAACACCAACAGCACAAACATTTCATCCTGCAAAAGAAGCTGCAAAGCGAATGGAAAAGAAAATACTTGACCAACTAGAAGAGTCAAGCGCCTCTCGTCATTTGCGCGGTACAGCTTTTGAGATGGCTTTGTTTGGTACAGGTATACTAAAAGGTCCGTTTGCACTAGAAAAAGAATATGCAAACTGGAATGAAGATGGTGATTACGACCCTGTTATGAAGACTGTTCCTAGAGTAGAGAACGTATCTATATGGAACTTTTATCCAGACTCTGATGCTAAGAACATGGATGAGTGTGAGTATATAATACAGCGTCATAGAATGAGTGCATCTGACTTACGAGGACTTAAGAAGCGCCCATACTTCAAAGAAGATAAAATAGAAGAGTGTATAGAATCAGGCACAAACTATACACGTAAATGGTGGGAGACAGACCTAGAAGATTATAGAAACTCCTACGATATAGACAGATATGAAGTATTAGAGTTTTGGGGTAATATAGATAGCAAACTTGCAGAACAAGCAGGATTAGAGATACCAGATGAACTTTCTGAGGCTGATACACTACAGGTAAACTGTTGGGTGTGTCACGATAAGATTATACGTTTAGTTATAAATCCTTTTACACCGAAGCGAATACCATACTTTGCAGCTCCATACGAGCTCAATCCTTATAGTTTCTTCGGGGTAGGTTTGGCGGAGAACATGTCAGATACACAAAGCTTGATGAACGGCTTTATGAGAATGGCAGTGGACAATGCTGTGTTGTCGGGTAACTTAGTTTTTGAGATTGATGAAACCAACCTAGTACCGGGTCAGGACTTGTCTGTTTATCCCGGCAAGGTATTTAGAAGACAAGGAGGTGCTCCGGGACAGGCATTGTTTGGTACAAAATATCCTAACGTAAGTTCAGAGAACATGATGATGTTTGATAAGGCACGTCAGATAGCCGACGATGCAACAGGCATTCCCTCATACTCGCATGGACAGACAGGGGTACAGGGCACAGGACGAACAGCGGCAGGTATCTCTATGCTCATGGGGGCAGCCCAACTAAGTATAAAGAGTGTTGTAAAGAATATTGATGATTATTTACTACAACCATTAGGCGAAGCATTCTATGCTTTCAACATGCAATTTAATTTTGACCCAGATGCTAAAGGAGACTTAGAGGTAAAAGCTCGTGGCACAGAGTCCTTGATGAAGAACGAAGTCAGGTCACAGCGATTGTTACAGTTACTACAGATTAGCTCTAATCCTAATTTAGCAGCTTTCGTGAAACTGCCTGTTGTGTTACGTGAACTAGCTCAAGCTATGGACTTGGATGCAGAAAAGTTTATCAATGATGAACGTGAGGCTATGATACAAGCCGAGATAATAAAGGCATCAGGAGGAGGCGCACAGCAACAACAGCAGGCAGGTCCTCTTGAAGCTATGGACCCATCTGGTGGAGGTGGAGGTAATATAGGAGTTGGCACGGCACCACAACCGGGCGAACAAGGTTTTAGTGCGGCTAAAGACCCTGCAGAACAACCAAGTGGACAAGAAGCACAGCAGTTAGCAGCACTGCTTAGAGGAGCTCAATGATAAAAGAAGTAGCTAAGAAGTTACTTAAACTTGTAAATGTAAAGAGTAACACAGACTTACTAGAGCTGTATATGAATCATAGAATATCAGTTCTTTATAAACAAATGGAGCAGGCTCGTGACCTTGATGAATTACGTCAAACACAGGGCGCAATAAAAGAACTACGTAGACTTTCTACCCTACGAGACGAAGTCATAACAGGAGCAAAGGATGAAAATTGAAGACTTAAATAGAGTTACAAAATATTATAGAGATAGGGGCTATCGGGGTGACTTCACTGGTAAAAAAGGTCATGAACGTCTTATAAAAGGTATGGAGCTTCTGGGTATAAAAGTGCCTAAAATAATGAGACAATACAGAGGAGAAAGAGCAGGTGGTGTTGGTCTTGCTACTCCAACCACAGATGCTACTTCTGCTCCTTCTGGTTCTGGTCCAAAAGCCGCACAAGGTAAAAAGCAAACTAAAAAAGTTGCTAAAGTACAAAGAGGATTAGCTAGACCTATGGTTGACCCTAGAGATGTTGCTATGCAAGAAGTGCAACAAGCAGCACAACAAAAAGGCACACAGATGCCTATGGCTCAAGCGGCAAAGGGTGTTACAGCTATAACTGTAGGTATTGGAGCTAAGCCAGACCTTATGAAAGCAGAAAAGGGTGAGCCACCTATGGGTGCTACAAAGAAAGAAGTAGCTGATGACCAACACGTTATGATGAGTGAGGGTGAGCTAGTTGTACCTGCTAACGTGGTTAGATATCATGGTCTTGGCACATACGAGAATATGAGACAAGAAGCACTCGCAGGTCTGGAGATGATGGAGGACGCAGGTCAGATAGAGTATGTAGGTGACGAGAAGACATCTAAAACTAATGATGGTGGGTTACTAAAAGCACAATCTGGTCTAGCACTTGGTTCAGGACCTACAGCTGCATCAGCACAATTTGCTGGGCTATCATCGTCTCCAACAACAAGTGTGGCTCCATTGTCATTAGGAAGACCTATATTAGATAAAGACGGTAACATAATAGGATATGAGCCTAACACACAGCCAACACCTACTCAAACATCTGGTGTAGGGTTAGTCGCACCTAACGTAGGTGACTACCAAAAATCAGTAAAAGAAGACTTTACAAAACCACCAGAAGGTACAGATGGTACAGGGGGCACTACTACATCAGCAGGAGTAGGCGATACAGGTGGTGGTGCAGGATTTACACCAGCTCAACCAAGACAGACACCTCAAAATTATATGGAGAGTTTTGACAAAAATGTAGCCGACTTATCTGCAAGAACACCAACTGCACCTACAGCTTTTCAACAATCTGATTTTGACAGCTATGTAAATGTGCGACAGCCTATGTCAGAAAGAGAAGGTATTATGGGCAAAGTAGGGGGTGCTGTTGATGCTGCTGCAGGATACATGCTACCTCTTACGGGGTATCAAGACAAAAAGATTAGAGAAAGTGCAGCAGATAAATTAAAGAATTTTGCATTTGGTTCTCAAGCAGAGTACGACACTCTTATGAAAACAGTGAACTTGCCTTCCCTAGGGGATACTGAAGATGACCAAACATTAGTGCAGAAGTTGACTGAAGCTAAGAAGATAAAGTTTGATGATACCACAGCAAAAAAGGCTAACGAGTTTGCTGCAAAGAGAGATGCAGCTTTAACACAAGCTAAAGAAGATATGAGTGCTCCTGTTGTGTTTAAAGAAAATACATTTGTTGATGATTTCTTACAAGGACCTCAAAGAACTGAAGAAGCTAAAAAACAAACTAGAGAGGCGCTCTCAAAAATAAGTCCTGACAGTGTTGGGGGTTCTGCTGGTAAAACTACTGCAGAAATACGTGCATTAGATAAGCAACGAGCATCTGACGCATATAACGAAAGTCTGCGACAGGCACGAGATGCAGAGCTAGATAGACTCATGAATCCTGTTTATGCTGCTGAAAAAATGAGGTCTGAGTTACCTGACCCAATGGCAGGACAGAGAAGTAAGTCAGAGCAAGAAGAAGAACAACGAAGGCGAGCAGATGCTGAGAGACGTGCTGCTGCATTCGATACTTTTAGACAAGAAGAGACTGAGAGACGAGCAGAAGACTCCTCAAATCAAAACAGAGGAGATTTTGGAGGTACATCTACAGCTGCTGATGGATGTGTCATAGCTACACACGGCTTATCTACAGGAGGTTTTACTAAGTTAGAGAAAGCTAAAGCTGAGATATGGTGTTCAAAGACATATCATGGAAAATGGTATGGTGAAGCATTTAGAAGAGGATACAGAGCTGCAGGACAGCGTTGTATAGACTCAGGTAAAGCACAAGAGCATTACCAAGAGTTTAAAGACTTTGTTGCTTATGGCAGAGGAGTCAAGAAGGGATTTGGATTGGCTATTAATTATTATATAAGGACAATTCAATTTTTTATCACTGGTCTATTTATCAGTGAAGACTAAATTTAGTATAGGAGATTATAATGAGTGAAGCGATTGCCGCAGTAAAGCAGGACGTCAAGGCTGTGCCTATGAAGTACAAAAAGGACAGAACTGACGAACAGGAAGAGTTAAAGCGTTTAGAAGAGGAACGTGCTAACGTAGTACAGGAGCAGAAGGATGCAGAGGCTGACAAAGCTGAAACTGAATCTCTTGCACCTGAAGAGAAGACGTTTAAGAAACGCTATGGTGACTTACGGCGACATTCTCAACAAAAAGAGCAAGAGCTCAAAGATAAAATTAGAGACCTAGAGGGACAGATATCCACAGCTACTAAGGAAGCTATAAAGTTACCTAAGAGTGATGACGAACTTGCAGCGTGGACAAAAGAGTACCCTGACGTAGCAAAGGTTATAGAAACTATTGCTACTAAAAAAGCTCTTGAGCTAGACAAGGGTATGGAAGATAGACTAAAAGCTATCGCAGAGAAAGAAGCAGAAGCAAAGAGAATGACTGCAGAGTCACAACTCTTACAACTGCATCCCGACTTTGAAGACATCAGAAATGATGAAGAGTTTCACTCTTGGGTAGATAGGCAACCATCGTGGGTGCAAAAAGCTCTGTATGAGAATGAAACTGATGCAAGGTCTGCAGCAAGAGCTATAGACTTGTACAAAGTGGATATGAAAATAGCTGATACTAAGAAAGAAAAATCTGATAAAGGTGCTGCTTCTTTAGTAACAGCTAAAAACACATCTAACGTAGCCAAAACCAAAAGTTCTCAATCTAATCAATGGAGAGAATCACAGGTAGCCAAAATGAAAGCTCATGAATATGAGAGAAACGAAAAGGCTATCATGGAGGCTATACAATCTGGCAACTTCATTTATGATGTGTCAAGATAAAAATTTATTTACTTTTATTTTATTTTATGGTAAAATATAGTAATTAATAGCGACCCCGTAAGGTTACTCGCTCCAATGGTGCTGTGCAGACGATACACCATACACCCTAAACTTTGAGTACAGCGAAGTTATAGATTTTCCACCGATTCAAACTACCCAGAGCGTAAGCCCCGTCAGGACACCTTATCAACTGGTCTTGTATAGTACGAAAATCTACAATCTTTAAATCATATTAACGAGGTAAACCAATGGCATTTAAAACCGCCGCTGGACACAGTAGTTTACCAAACGGCAATTTTAGCCCGGTAATCTACTCTCAAAAAGTTCAGCAAGCTTTTCGCAAGACCTCGGTTGTAGAGTCAATAACTAATTCTGACTACTTCGGCGAGATTGCGAACTACGGTGACACGGTTAAAATAATCAAGGAACCAGAAATCACCGTTAAGGAGTATGCACGAGGCACTCAGATTACTCCGCAAGACTTGGATGACGAGGACTTCAGTCTTGTCGTTGACAAAGCAAACTATTTTGCTTTCAAGGTAGACGACATCGAAGAGGCTCACAGCCATGTCAATTTCGAATCCTTAGCATCTGACCGAGCAGGCTATAGGCTCAGAGACCAACATGACCAAGAAGTTCTTGGTTATCTAAGTGGTTTCAAGCAAGGCACAATCAACGCTGTAGCAGGCACAGCTAACGACACCGTAAGTGGGTCAAAAGCTGTATCAACTGCAGGGTCTGATGAACTGCTTACATCTATGAAGCTACGTAAGGATAGCTTTGGTAACATCACTACTTCAAGTGCTGGCGACCACTCTATCCCACTAGCACCACGTATGCCGGGCGCAACTGCTCAAGCTACAGCTACTGCTACACCATTGCAAGTTATTGCGAGAATGGGCAGACTGCTTGACACACAGTTCGTCGATACAGATGGCAGATGGTTAGTTCTACATCCAACATTTGTTGAAGTACTAAAGGATGAAGATTCACGTCTTCTCAATGCAGACTTCGGCGAGTCAGGTGGACTGAGAGCTGGCTTAGCTATCGGTAGGCTTCATGGTTTTGATGTTTACATGTCTAACAACCTACCTGCTGTAGGCACAGGACCGGGAACATCAGGGTCAGCAAACCAAAACTCAAACTTTGGCGTAATCGTAGCAGGACACTCTTCTGCCGTTGCTACAGCTGCACAAATCACAAAGACTGAGTCTTACAGAGACCCAGACTCTTTTGCTGATATTGTCAGAGGTATGCACCTTTATGGTAGAAAAATTCTTCGACCTGAAGCGATTGTAACCGCTAAATACAACGTAGCGTAAGGGAGGATTGACAAATGGCAACTTTTGACATGACATCATCTGCAACCGCAGGTGTAAGCTCAAACTCTATCGCTGCATTACAAGCGAATCGAAATGGCACTGGCATGAGAATGGTAGAAGCTATCTTAGATATTTCTAAGATTACTGACTACTCATGCACAAACGGTGACATTTTTCAACTTCTTGAAATACCTGCAGGTACATTTGTGCTGTTCGCAGGAGCAGAAGTGCTCACAGCTTTTGATGGCTCATCACCAACTGTAGATATTGACTTTGCAGAGGGTGACGACATCATTGATGGTGGTGATGTATCTTCAGCAGGTTTCCTAGCTGAGGGCTCTAACGGACAAGCTAACGATGTTGTAACAGGTGCTGCATCAACTTTCACACAACATGTCACAACAACTGACACTATTGATGTGAAGTTAATTGCATCATCTGCTGACGTTACTACAGGTAAGCTAAGAGTATATGCCTGCATCATTGACACCAATGGTGAGCATAAGCAATTAGCTGATGAAGTCGATAGAGACCAATTAGCGTAAATTAACCGGGGGCGGGAAACTGCCCCCAACTTAACGGGCGTAGTATGGCAACTTTTTTAACTCTAACAAATAGTGTTTTAGCAAGGATGAATGAGGTACAACTGACTTCATCCACATTCACTTCAGCCCGTGGCATACAAGTCCAAGCACAGAATGCTGTAAATGAAGCCATACGTTTTATAAATCAAAGAGAATTTAATTACCCTTTTAATCACTCTACACACACAGAGACATTAGTCCCTGGCACAGTTAGGTACTCTTTGCCTACTGATGCTAAACACGCAGACTACAATACGTTTAGAATTGTAAAGGACTCCACATTAGCATCTTCTGGTAACAATTTAAGTATTATGCAGTATAACGAATACATAGATAAATACGTAGACCAAGAAGATGAGATAGACACAACAACATTAGATGGCACATTGTCATCATCTGCTACAACAATTACAGTAGCCAGTACATCTGGATTTGACTCCGCCGGTACTATATTTGTAGAGAACGAGCAAATAACTTACACAGGTACTTCTAGCACTGAGTTTACAGGAGCTACTAGAGGTGCAAACAACACAACAGCAGCATCTCACGCCAGTGGCGTTCAAGTTGCTCAGTTTACTGCAGGTGGTGTACCCACACACGTAATAAGAACATTAGATAACAATTATCTATTATATCCATATCCTAATAAGACATATGCACTAAAGTTTGACTATTTTACTTTTGCATCAGATTTATCTGCGTCTACAGATACACCAACAATACCAGATAGATTTTCTCCTGTTATAACAGACGGAGCAACAGCTTTTGCTTATCAGTATAGAGGAGAAACACAACAGTATCAGCTCAACTTTGCTAGATTTGAACAAGGTATCAAAAATATGCAGAGCTTATTAATTAACAAGTATGAGTACGTTAGGTCAACTGTAGTGTTGAATCCTTCCGTAACCTCTAATTATTTTACTATGGAATCAGTTAGGTAATGCCTGATTTATCACAAACATCTCCTGCAGCGTTCCCTCTACAAGGAGGACTAGTTTTAAACAAATCTACATTCGCTATGCAACCGGGAGAGGCACAAGAGTTAATAAACTTTGAGCCTGATATTGATGGTGGGTACAGAAGAATAAACGGTTTTACTAAGTACAACACTAATATAGTTCCAATAACTAGTGCATCTACAGAAGAAGTCTTGCTTTCTTGTATATTTAATGATACAATAGTTGCAGCAAGAGGGACAAAGATATTTACTGCTGCCGCAGGTAGTGGCTCTTGGACAGAGAGAGACAGTGGTAGAACCAGTGCTGGTGTTTACACGTTTGAACGATTTAACTTTGATGGTAATAATAAATTAATTGTAGCAGACGGGAACAACGCACCAACAGTATTTAATACTTCATTTGCAGCTACAGACGTATCATCAGCAGGAAGTGGAGAAGTTAGCACTGCTGTAACAGGTGCAAAGTTTGTAGCAGTTTTTAAAGACCATATGTTTTACGCAGGTATGTCATCTACTCCACAAGAAGTAGTATTTAGCGTGCCTTTTGATGAAGATGATTTTGCAACAGGCAGTGGAGCAGGTAGTTTCAAAGTAGACGACACAATAACAGGTCTTAAAGTTTTCCGTGAAAACTTATTTATATTTTGTCAAGATAGAATATTTAAGTTATCAGGAACCTCATCAAGTAATTTTGCTGTCACTCCTGTAACAAGAAACATTGGATGTATAAACGGACAAACAATACAGGAATTTGCAGGTGACTTAATATTTCTAGCACCTGATGGATTAAGAACTGTTGCAGGTACAGCAAGAATCGGAGACGTTGAACTTGGTACTATAAGCACTCCTGTGCAGTCTATATTTAACGATAACATAACTTCAGCCAGTGGATTTAGGTCATTAGTTATACCAAACAAAACACAGTACAGAGTGTTTTTTACTAAGTCGGGCGTAGCACAGTCAGTCACTGAAGGTGTTACCACATCTTTACGAGGGCAAGCTTTTGAGTTTGCAAGTTTAAAAGGCATCCGACCTACATCAACTGATACTGTAACAAGTGCTGCAGGAACTATTGTTATACATGGAGGAGAGGGAGGTTATGTTTATCAACAAGAATCAGGTAATGATTTTGATGGCACAGCCATAGGAGGCAAATACAGAAGTCCTGATATAAGTTTTGGAGACCCCGGTATAAGAAAACACATGCACAGAGTGCTCGTAAGCTACAAGCCAGAGTCATCAATCAGTGCAGATTTATTTTTAAGATATGATTATGAAGACCCAGACACACCAAGACCTGCCGCTTACTCTCTTACAGCTAGTGACATTGTTGCTGTATATGGGACAGGCGTCTACGGAACAGCAACATACGGAGGACAGTCCGAGCCCCTTTTGCGACAGTCCGTAGAAGGCTCAGGGTTTACAGTAGCTTTACGAGTAAATGATAACGGTACAACAGCCCCTTACGCACTTAGGGGATTTCAAATGGAATATCAAACAGGAGCCAGAAGATAAATGGGAGCAACGTATACACGACAGTCTACATACAGTGACGGTGATGTTATCACGGCTGCCCACACTAATGACGAATTTAATCAGTTATTAGCAGCCTTTGCAGCCTCAACAGGACACACACACGATGGGACAACTGCTGAAGGTGGTCCTATCACAAAGCTATTAGGTAACACACTTACCTTTGGTGCAGGAACAGCAGGAACAGACATCACCATAACATTTGATGGTGAGACTAATGACGGCACACTCAAGTGGATGGAAGACGAGGACTACTTTGAATTCTCTGATGATATACTAATAGCATCTGCAGAAAAGATACAGTTCCGTGATACAGCCATATTCCTTAACTCAAGCACAGACGGACAGTTAGACATAGTAGCTGACGGTGCTGTGTCTATTGATGCAGGTACAGACATCATACTAGATGCAGATGGTGCTGACGTTATACTGAAAGACGCAGGAACACAGTACGCATCCTTTACAAACAGTTCAGGTAATCTTATACTAAAGTCAGGTAGTACAACTGCCATGACATTTGATGGGGCTAATGTAACCTTTGCAGGT